ATTTAATGGCTAAAACAAGCAAACAGATAGAAGACGTTAGGGCTAGAATGATGAAAGACCCAAGACAAGCTAACTTTGCCAAGCACATGATTAATCCTGCTACTGAAGAAGGTCAAGAGAAAATAAAAAACTTTCAGGCAGCAGGAGTTAAGGCTTCAGCAGAGGCTCGTAGACTAAAGAAAGAACGTGACGCTAGAATTAAAGAAAAAGCCGCTGAGATGGCTGAGACTTTAGAAGCACTTAATGTTGTTGCACAAGATCCTTTGGATGTAATGAAATTGCTAATGCATGAAGCAATGGAAGCAGGTGATCGTGAAGAAGCATTTAAGATAGCTAAAGAACTAGGCGAATATAAAGCACCTAAGAAAACAAGAGTGGAAACTGTCAACACAGAAAAAACTAGTGCAGACTTAAGTGTAGAAGAGTTAGAAGAATTAGCTCAACTTAAAAAAGATTTAGGAGGACAATAATGGCTATTTATAGACCTTCAAAAGGTGTTAAACAAAAGAATGGTAAGGTCTGGGACCCTACTAAGAAATCTAAAAATTCAGCTACTTATGGACGTGATAACGTTAAAGAACATAAAGAGCCAGAGCTTGTCCGTGCCCATCGTGAAGAATGGCGAAAAGAGGGTAAAGACGGACTACACAGTTGAACCTCATGCTGTCCTTTAGGTTTTCGGGGTACCTTTGGTTCAAAAACCCCGTACTAGAATACATGCCCATATGGGTGCTAGATTGATAGGAGGCCTTATATGGGCGATTATATGAGTGGTTACCGTGAAAAAGTAACCGACGAACAACTACTTAACTTAGTTGATACAGGTGTATCTAACTCAGCAGGAGATTTTTTAAATTCTTCCGAGTTAGCTAACGACAGATTACAGTCTACTTATGAATACGCAGGTTTACCTGAAGGTCATTTAAGACCTAACGGTGTATCTAAGATAGTTTCATCAGATACAACAGAAACTATAGAAGCTTATTTAGCTTTGATATCAGAGTTAATGTTTAATAACAATCGTATAGCTAAATTTAAGTCATGGTCAGCATCACCTAGCGCTATAGCAGCAGCTAATGATGCATCAGATTTAGTTAACTATACCATATTTAAAAAGAATAATGGTTGGGAATTATTAAATACTTGGGTAAAGTCAGCCTTACTTTGGAAAAACTCAGTAATACGTTGGGACTTTGTAGAAGACAAGTACGCTGACTTTGAAGAGTACGATTCACTTACTGAAGAAGCTTTAGATCTTAAACTGTCTGATAAAGAAATAGAAGTAGTTGGTGAGTTAAATTTTAATCCATCAACTAATACTTACGAAGATGTTAGGTTAAAAAGAACCTATGATATGTCTAGAGTTAAAATAGAAAATGTACCACCAGAAAACTTTTTAATATCAAGAGACGCAAGTGCTATTGATGATGCTAAGTTTGTTGGTGTACAAATAGAAATGTCTCGTTCAGATATAAGAAAAATGTATCCTGATATTGCAGATGAAGTTTCTGATTGGTCAGAATTACCTAGTGCAAGTGAAGATCATTCCAATTATTCTGAAGACGTAGCAGTACGTAAACGTGTAACAGGTCAAACATACTGGTCTGGTTCAGGTAGTGACGATGATTCATTGTTAGAAGCTAATATGAAAGTAGCTGTAACAGAGTGTTGGATTAAAGTAGATCGTGATGGAGATGGTATAGCAGAACTTAAACATATAATTGTTGCAGGCAGTAACATATTACATGAAGAAGACTGTAACTATATTCCACTAGCATCACTAAGTCCTTTTGAAATACCTTACGAGTTCTTTGGATTATCTATAGCAGATATGACAAGATCTACTACACTTACTTCTACTGCTATACTACGTGGTTTTGTAGAAAACACTTACTTAAGTAACTATTCACCTAAGTTAGCTGATCCGAATGTTGTAGACTTTTCTGCATTACAAAACATGAGACCTAAACAGATTATACCAACTAACGGTAATCCTGCAGGTGCAGTTACTGACTTACCACCAAGCACTATTAGTGCAGGTACAGTTCCTTTGTTACAACATTTACAAGTACACAAAGAACAAGCTACAGGTATGTCTAAAGCAGCACAAGGACTTAATGACGAATTATACGTATCAGGTAACAGTGAAGTTAAACTAAATCAAGTTATGACTGCCAGCCAAAAGCGTATACAACATATAGCCAGAAAATTTGCTGAAGGTGGATTTAAAAGACTATGTGAAGGTGTTTATAAGACTATAAAGGCTAACATGGATGAAGTTAGTATTATGTCTGATAGACGTGGTGTTATGTTAGATGTTAATCTAAAAGAACTACCTACTTGTATAGAGTTAGAAGTAGATGTAGATTTAGGTGAAAACTCTAATGCTAACAAAAGAGAAAAGCTAATGTTATTAGCATCTCAATTAATACCTATGCTTAAAGAGTCAGGTCAAGGAGCTATAATTAAGCCAGATGCCGTAGCTAATATAGCGTTTGACATGGTTAATAGTCTTGATCTTAAACCAGAACAATATCTTAAAGATCATACTACCAAAGAATTCTTGGAAGAAGCTAAGAACGCTATGAAAATAGCAGAGGATGATAAAAAGAGAATGAAGGAGATCGCAGCTCGTGTTGAAGAATCTAAAGCTAAACAAGCTGAAGCAAATTCAGTTTACACTAAGGTGCAAGCAGATAATTCGCTTCAAGATAACATTAGGCAAACAGCTATTGCACTTGATCGTCATGATCAAGAATGGGCTCGCCTTAAGACTGCCGCAATTAAAGCAGAAGTTACTCCGGAAAATCTCCCAACTCCGGGAAATATGGACGAGATAATGATGAAAGCCGTTGAAATAGTTAAATCTATTGAGGCAGCACCATCAGGAAAAGAAGGTGGTTCACTAGACGAAATGGTGAAACAAATGGGCATAGACCCTGCACAAGCAGTGCAATTAATAAAACAAGCAATCGGAGGTGGACAATAGTCCCCTCCCTAACTACACCTCTACCTTTCGAGATGATGTGTACATAAGGTAAATTATGGAAAAATATAGAGAAGCAGGTGACAAGAGGATGACCAAGAAGGTGCATCCCGATAGATTATCACAAATAGCTTTACAGGAAGCAAAGTTCTCAGCAGACACTCGGAACAACTTCTTTGACTCAGCATACGGAGATATCTTAGTAGATTTCTTTGTTGAGTGGCTAAAGACCGAACCTCACGAAACTAAGACTAGAGAGCATTTATATGCTTGTTCTATGGCGC